CCGTTTTGTTATCTGTATTGGTAAAGATATAGAAACGCCAAACAATGGAGATGAGCATGAGTGATAATGAAGAAATGCTTTTAATAGACGAGGCATGCGCGATAATCCAAATTGAAAATCCACACTTACATCCTGATTTGCATTGGGATGAGATTAAACAAATGGCTATAGCTAGGGTGGTGAGTGAGCATGAATAAGCTATGGGACAAGGCGGTGGATTACTGCCTCACGCACGATGACATTGAGACGTTCCTGCTTGTGTGTATTTGGGCTTTTTTTGGCTGGATGATGTTCCACGCTTTCAACGGCATCATGGAAAGGATTTACTGCTGATGGAAAACCACATCGAATCTTGTCACTGCTGGGAGTGTGGTGGCTACGGCAAGAAGGAATACACAGAGGCCGCTCCCGATCCGATTCGGGGCGGCGATCTTGTCGGTGTAGTCGAGGAGTGTAACGGCTGCGAGGGTGTCGGTGAACTGTTACGCGCAAAGATAACGCAGACGACGGTGATCCGTGCCTTCCTCACACAGGCAAAGAACGCCCTTGAAGACATAGACCTCATCGACAGCGACCTCGACTTGGCGTATGGCAGGATTGATGACGTAATTGGTGACATTGAAAACTACGAAAGAAAGGTAGGGACACGAAATGAAAATTGACATGACAGAAGCAGTGGACAAGCAGACAGCCGACGCTATTGCAGAAGCAGTGCGTGACGATCTGATTGACAAGGGATACGGTGACATCTTAGATTTTCAGTGGCAACTGATTGTAACTTTTACAGACGAAGAGGACGGCGATGGATAGAGTATCCGACTGGGTAATTGAGTACGCCCCTGACGCTGATGAGTGGCAAGTGTCTGACGGCCCCGTTGGTGAGCGTAGCACGTCCTATGATTTTAAAACACGAAAGGAAGCGGAAGAATGGGTAAAGTCTCAGACTGGATGATCGAAATGGAAGAGGACGCCTCGTACATGACGCGGCAGCAATTCATGGATAAACACGGCGAGACGGTGGCAGAGATATACGACGAACTGCAACTCAAGTGGCAATACGATCACGCCGAGCCGGGAGAGCCTGACGATGTGGGTTGATCCGGAGGACGATCCGTTGCTTGACAGTGTGGCTGACAAATTGGCTACGCTGACAAGACAAATCGATGACGCTGACTGGCATGGTAAACCAGTGACAAACGCGCAACGCAACGAGGCAAAGCGGCTGACAAACATGCTACACAGGGGGGAATTGTGGTTACCAAAGTTTTGACAAATGGCAAACGCCAGACGCTGACAAAATCCAAACGTGACAAACCGACCACGCTTTCCCGCGAACACCCTTGCGACGTGTGTGGCGAACCGGCCATGACGAAAGAGAATGACCGCTTGCGCTGTCCGACGTGCTGGCTGCGGGAAAAGGGACAACAAATAAAACCTATTGACCGGGGCGGATATTATCCCTAGTCTGGCTTTTCATTGTTTTGGAGAAAACACGCTATGAAAAAACGTATACACATAAATCAGCACGTCATCCGCGCCAACAAAAAGAACGGGACCAGCAACCCGTGCATCACTGTGAAAACCAGCAAAAGCAATCATTACACTTATGCCGCAGAAATCGACGGCTTGTCGCGTGTTGTTTATTCACCAGACAAGCCGCTTTCGTGTGGTGCGCGTGTGTGGATTGAAACTGACGCAGTGGTAACTCTGGACACTGGCGAGGTGATCGTATGACAAAACAGGCAACGCTAGTCGATCACGAAAGAATGATCCACAACATCACCAGCGTTTATCGTGACGCTGACAAGACACAACACGCAGAAGGCTTGTTGTGGTACTCTGACGCACAGAAGGCTGCGTATCATATCGCGGTAAAATATGACGTGCCGGTTTATATTGTGGTCGCTGTTATTGCCGCGCTTTCACCCAATAACAAATGGTCGCGCAACGTGACAAATGCGGCAACGCTAATAGCTGCATTTATACGGGGCGACGGGATCGACGCCGTGAAAGTGTCAACCTATCACGCGATGAAACGCAAAGCTTGGGCCATCTTGGCGGCGCGTCCTGATTACGACGGGGCAAAAGCGATGCTCAAGGGACAGAAAATCACATCCTTTTTTATGGATATTATGGGGGAATTCAACGTGACAATCGACGGCCACGCGCGAAATATTGCCTACGGTGAGCGGGTCGGATTGACTGATGATCGCACCAATATTGGGGTCCGTGAATATCGCGCTTTGCAAGCTGCATATGAAGAGACAGCGCGGCGGGTCGGCCTGATGCCCTACCAGTTGCAAGCGATCACTTGGCGCGTCTGGCGAGACCGCCACGACATCACATGACAAAAAGGCCACGCTAAAGAAATGACAAACCGGCCACGCTAAAAGTTTGGAGCCTGTTTGCGCTATCGGGTCGCCGGGTCACTTGGGGGACTGGGCGCGGGACGGGCAACGGTGGCGGCGAGTCGCGGGGCCGCCACCACTTTCCGGATTTTTCCGGCAGCGGTAAAAAATTGTTTTGCATTTCGCAAAAGCCGTGCCATGATTCCGGCAGCTGGTCACCGAGCCAGCACCAAAGCATGTAAGATACAGGAGTAAACGCCATGCTAGATTTAGTAACCCACACACCGAAGGCCCTTGAAAATTGCCGGGTCCGAGGCGGTGACGTTTGGTCTACCCATCACGATATCGGGGACACCAGCCTCTATGAAAATTACGCCAAGTTTCGGCCAGTACCTATTGAGGCGCTTGTAAGTGAGCCGGATGTTACACCGTCCGGCGACCTAATCCGGGACATTGTGAAGCCGCAGCGGATGGAAGGGTTTTCAGCCTTGCAAAACGTTGCCAGCGGAAACGTGATCGATGTAACGCCGTTCCGGGGATCGTACACGCTCAAGCCCCATGACCTTTTGATGCAAGAGCAGGCCGAGATTATCAAAAAATCCGAGCTGCCTTTGGGCAATGTCGAAGTTTGCGATCGCATCTATGATGAGGGGGTCCGGGTCCATCGCACGATCTATTTTCACGACCTCACCAGCCACATAGGCAAGGCCGGGGATGTGGTGCGCTGCAGGCTGGATTACTTCAACAGTGTGGATAAATCTTGGGCTTTCCAAGTTTTCAGCGGGGCGTATCGCGACCTGTGCCGAAATACTTTGGTTTTTGGCGGGGAAAAG